GTCTTCGTGTGTTAAACCTGCTTTAGAGCCTTTAGGGAATGGGCAATATACTGTTTGATCACCCCAACAAACTAAATATACAGATGCATTATCAGAACCTGATCCACCTGCATCAAGAATGTTTACTGCATTGTCAGCAGATAAATCACCATATCTAGGTGCTAAACCTAAAAACTTTTTAGGATCAGTACCGGGATTGCCGTAAAACATTGTTTCGGCTTGTGTCTGGTTCATTGCTTCCAAGAACGCAGTATCTTCAGATAAACGGAACTGTGCGGTGTTACCATTTAACATCGCTAAATCTTTGTCTACTTCAGAACGAGCTTCCAAGATTCCACAAGCTTCATCTACCTGTGCAGTAGTTGATTTGCTTGATGGAATACCTTGGTTTAATGCACGAAAATAAACTTGTGGTAATCCTGTTCTAATAATTACACGTTCTCCAGTAGGTAAATTACCTTCTTTAAACACGCAATCATCTAATATTTCGTTGGACTGTGATAACAGTTCTGCAACAATAGGAACTCTACCGTCTGGGTCAGATCTTTTTGCCCAATCCGCTAGGGTTAAATTTGATGTTGAGAGAGTAGCCATTAATTAACTCCTTATTTAATTTTGCTGATTTGGATATAGTGATCTTGATATGCCGTCAAAATCTTTTGGTATGCCAGAACCTTTGCCCATAGCACCTTCAGAATTACCAACATAACCGTCTTCACTAATAGCCTTACCTGCTCGGTACATAAACCGAATTACTTCGGGATGGTTGCCCAAGCCTGATTCTTGCAGCAGGTCTTTTAAAGCATCAGTACCAAACGCTTTAAGTGATGATTTAGCAATTTCTAAATTGGCATTAAGATTTTCGCCACCAAATTCTTCATCTGATTTTGAATCGTTTGCCCATTCAAGTTTTACCTCTTCAACAACTTTTGCTTGTCGTGCCTGTATTACAGGTGCAACTTTGTCTAATACTTTTTGTGCAGAATCTTGTGGCAGGTTAAGTTCTTTAGCGACTTCACCGAAAGCAGTTAAAACTTCGGGGTCGAGTTCATCTGGTGCGTCAGCCACCTTTGCGTTAAACTCGTATTTCTCAGGTGCACCTTCTGGTGTTTCTGATTCGTTAGTTTCACTTTCAACAGAGGATTCATCCGAATCTTGCTGATCCTGTTCAGATTCTGTTTGCTGCTGTGTGTCAGTAGTTGTTTCAGTTGATTGCTCAGTTGATTCGTCTACTGGCTGCTGCGTATCGCCTTCATTGGTTTGGTTGGCTTCCGTTATCAGCGTTTCTGACATTTTTTTGCTCCTTAATCATTGTCGGGTATAACTCAGGACAGAGAGTGTGAATCAAGTTTAGTATTTGCAAACCATAGTTTCTGTTACCTTCGCTAAATGACATTGCCATTGCGTTAGTGTTAAACGATGATCGAAAAACACCTGCTTGTTCCAGAAGTCTCCAGATTAATCTGCGACCCCTCTTGCTGCTCATGAGCCATTTGATGTCCGACTCTTCATTTTGACGGTCAATTCTTTCCGCAGACTTTTTATTGTCTTTAGATTTTTGTTGACCTTTTAAGTCGAGAGGATTGTATTCACTCATGATCTAATATATCTAGCTATAACCGTGTTACGGTCACACCTCTATGCTTTTTTCTTCTTTTTAGTTTGACTATCTTTTAATGCTTTAGCTGTTGGATAATCTTTGTCACCGGGTTTTGCTTTAGTTTCACCAGAACCTGCTTTAATTCTTTTGCGTTTTGCATGGATGTTTGCCCAGAGTCCTTGTCGTTTAGCCATAATTAAAACATTGAGGGGTAAAGTTTTCTTAGTTTTTCCATATCTTTTCTAGCAGCATCGTCTAACATACCTGCTTCTTCCATAACTTTATATGTTTGTATTTTTCTACGTTGGATGTTTGTTATGACACCACCTTTTTTTTCTTTTTTCTTTTTTTTACCAAACATTATTTAGTACCTCCGTATAATTTTTCTGCAATTTCTTTTCTTCTGTCTTCTTTCTTTGCTTTATTATGAGCTTCAGTAAATGAATCTCCTTCTCTCATACGTTTTTTCATAAACTCCATATGTTTTTTTGTATGGTGTTTTGAATGTTCTTTTAATTTATTCTTTTGACTAGTAGTTAATTGTGCCATTATTTACTACCTCCATACAATGTCTCTGCAAATTTTTCTAATTTTGATTTATTTTTTTTCTTTTGTTCTTGTTCTTTATTATGTTGTTCAATCATTTTTCTATACCGTTTCTTAAAATCAGGTGACATTCTTGTAAAATTTGGATCTTCCATTTTATACCTCCAATGGTGATGGTGAGTTGTAGCCACTAAACTGGTTCATCATGTCCATCATAGATGGCTCACCAGTTTTAGAATTATTTAATTTAACTGCATTTTCTACTGCGTTTTGTTGTGCTTCCTGTTGTGCCATTGCCTGTTGTGCTGCTGCCCTATCTTCTCGTATCTTAGCTACTCGTTCACCTGCAACAATTAATTTAGGGTCTACACCTAACATATCGGCATATCCATCTGCCCATGCATCACTATCAAATTTATCTAATACGTCTGGTTTCATCTGTGCTACCGCACCCATGCTATTTACATACCTATCTACACTATTAGTACCAATAGCACGTTGTGCTTGTGCCAACATAGATACAAATTCTACGCTTAATTCCATACCTTGTAGCTCTTCTGGGGCTGGTGGTATTAAATCACTTTCAACCATCCGGTTAAATGTATTATCAATCAATGGATCTAACAACTCATTGTGCAATCTTTCCAATACTGGACCTAACATAAGAAGTTTTTCTTCGTGACGTTCTGCCACTTCCGTTGCAGTCATTCTTGTATCAGTAGCATTTGCCAACATAAGAAACAAATCTGCATAAAAACTACCATTAATACGTTGTCTTACGTCCTGTATATCAGCTAACAAATGTTGTAAGTTTAAATTTACGTTAAATGCTGTCTCAATCTTGCCTTGTTGCCCATCAATAAACGTAACTCCACCCGGTAAACTGTCCACATCTCTATTTTTCATATAACTTGGCACTTGTAATGGTGGTTTTGTCTGATAATCAATACCTTGTGCCTTGCGTAACTGCTCATGTTGCAATTGTTTTACGTCACCTAATGCTTCCATACCCGGTGAATTGCCATAAATATCACCGCCAGCTATGTTCCATCTAGGTATTACAGCAGGGAAATCTCTATATCCACTTTCTCTTAACACCTGCTCGCCTTCTCCTCCCATTTCAAAATAACAAGACTTATATGCCATGTTCATATTGTCTTTTTTCTTAAAATCACGTTCTCGATCATCTCGTGGTTCTATCGCATGAATTATTGTTATATAAGCATCTAAATTACCTCTGTCATATAAATTTTTTGTAGATATAGAACACTTGTCATAACCAAACTCTCTTACTATTTCGCCTACAGTTTTTTGAAACTCCCTATACAAAGTATTTACTCTACCCTGATAATCCTGTGCTATTGCATATTCTCCACAAGTTACAGGGTAATGATGTATTGCTGTTTTAGGATCAGGCAAAATAATAGATCCAGCAGTACCAAATGCTCCTAATTCTTCATAAATACTATGTAACGTCCTATATGTATTAGATTTTTGAAATACCAACTGCATACGTTCTGTAACGTCATTAAGCCACAACTTAACAGGAGAAAAACTATTTAATTCTGGATCAGCAGTAGCAAGCCTAAACCAAGGTCTTGCAGGGGATGTAGCACCTGCCATCATACCTGCACCTAACGTTCTTAACGCTCTTGTACCTGTGTTGTCATATATACTGTTATGTCTTCTATGTCCTTTATTTCTATCCTGTTGAAAATAACGTCCGTTCCTTGGTAATAAATATGTCGTGATCTCTTGCCAATGTGACCACCAAGTAGCTCTCTCTGTTCTTAGATGACCCCACCTAGATAACAAATCAGCACGTTTTGTTTTCATTGTTTAACCACCTAATAATGTGTTACCACCAAGATTTAATTGATCTGGATCTACACCTTGCACACCAGTTAACATCGTACCAGCAGGGCCTGTTAATGCTGCCTGTTCTTCTTTTGATTGTATTGCACTAACATCTGCTCTCTTTCTATTAGCTCTATTCATTTCTACATCTGCACGGTCAGCAGCTTCTTTCGCTCTTTGTCTTGCGTCCGCATTCGCTTGTTCTTGCAACCTTAATTGTTTTCTTTGTTGTCTTCTTTGTTGCTCACCAGAATATATTTGATATCCAACGCTTGCTGCACCAATAACCGTTGCTGTAACTACCATAATTAAATCTCCTTAGAATACATGATTTCTTGTACACCATATTTTAATTTTGGTAGCAACTTATCTAAAGCGGTGTTTTCTTTAGCGTGCCATAACATCAATTTGCAACCTTCAGATCTGGCGTGATCCTCTGTAACTTTTATTAATTTTAAACCTAATCGTCCACCCCTAAATTCTTTTTTGACAAACAAAACGTCATTTTGGGTAATTCTTAGGTCTGCATAATGAAAATGATGCATGATGATATTCATAGAATATCCAATACAAACATTATCTTGCATCGCTAAATAAATAAATAACCAACCGTTGCGATCTACTGCTTCGTACATTGGCCAGTTTGGTTTTAACTTCATCACTTGTTTGTTGCGAGCAATCTCTTCGTAATGCTCTTCAAACAATGGATCTGCTAAAACTTTGAATTCATCTAACGTGCAGAGTCTAATTTCTGTTTTAGGTACTCTACTTTTGTTTACAGTACAGACAGATTCATTAGTTACGGTCACACTAGTCATAAAAGATAGTTTGTTACACAATCAAATATTATATGCAGTCTGTCAGTCATGCCAACATTATGGGCCGTATGTAATTTTTTATGGTTAAACCACCAAACATCGCCTACATTAAACTTTTGCTCCTGATCACCACAAGTTTGGTTGCACCATTGATTACTTTGCAACACTAAATGAAATCTTTGATAGTAATCTGCATACGTTCCCTGATCATTATGCTTGGTTACATGACCACTAGGCTTCAAGTTCACTATAAGTACCCTTCCCATCTCTTTAACTTGCAACTGCTCTAATATTGGTCGCATTAATGGTACTAACGCAGGTTTCAAATATTCCATACATGGGTAGTCATATGATCCTGTATCAAACAAAACGTAGTATGTACTCATCTTTAGTGGTCCTCTAACGTATATGCACTCAGTATCCTTGTGTGGTGACTTTGTAATCTTTTGTCGTGCTGTTATTTCTTTCCACAACTCTGGTTTTGCATCTAATAATTTAAGCAATGGTTCTACATCTAAACCTTCTGCTATACGAACAAAGTTAGATTCTGGTGTATGGGTCATAATCCTTTTTGTGTGTAGCTTCTTTGCGTTTTTTAATGTATATATCCTCCATTTCTTTCTTGGCTACTGGCAGGGCAAACGTTAACGCTAATGCATCAGCTAGATCTGGTGACCCTGCTCCCTGCAATCTCTTCTTAATCTGATCCTTGCTTTCCAATACACGTCTACCTACGTTGTCATACCAATATATCGGTGTTGCCAGTTCTTGTTTTAACGCTACATCGTTTGGTATTGCACCTCCCTCCTCTATCCATTGCTTCATTAACCACCACATCTCACTTCTACGGTTTAGATATTGCTCTGGTTTGGTTGCCTTACCACCAAATGGTATCTCAATTACGTCATACGATAGCTGCCTTAGTCTGTCGATTACACCACTCCCTGCCCCTGCGTCACAGAACACCGCATCTGGGTCATGTTCCTCTATCAGGTTGGCTACTCTGGCTGCTAGATCCATGTTGTCTATACCTCGATACACAACAGGTTTAAATGCCTGCCTGCCTTGCCTACGGAATATTACAGACCTATCATCTCCAAACCTTGCAGGGTCGATTCCTAGCACTACTGGTGACATATCTACATGGTCTTGTTGGTATACACGTTTAGCTGCATCTTCGGTATCTGCTAATGCAATTAACTGGTCATCACCTTGTGCTGAGAAGTCACATAAATACTCACGAGCAAATGATGTCTCACTCATGTCTCGTTTAAGACGAGTTACCTCGTTGGGATGCAAACTATCTGTGTCATATACCGTGTATCTAGCTGCTGCCCAACCGTCCTCCTCTATGGCTTTGTAATACAATTCAGAGAACAAGTTAATGCCTTGTGGTGTACCAATAAACAATGACCATCCAAGGCGGTCAGAAAGTGCAGGTTGGACAATGTCTGACCATAGCTCGTTCTTAATTTGGGCTACCTCATCTATTACACAACCATCAATTCTTAATCCTCGCATTGCATCTGGGTTATCACCTCCAAACAAGCGAATGATTGCTCCATTATGTTTAAACCTGATTGATAACTCACCCTCGTTTATCTCGATTACAGACTGCCTACGCAATGGTTCTATCTTCTGTTTTAATCTAGCCCATGCGATGGCTTTTGCCTGCCGTAAAAACGGTGCAACGTACACAAACATACCTAACTCTTTATCTGTTTTAATCGCTTTATCTATTAGTTCCATGATGGCTAGTTCTGTCTTGCCAGATCTCCTGTGCAATGCGTAAACGCTAAACCTTTGTTTCTTTAAATGACACTCCTTTTGCCACGTTCTGGGAGTGTAGTCAAGGCTTATGTTCATCCCTGCGGTAAACCAGTACTGATAGTTAAATTAATATCTCCTTTTGCTTCTACTCCTACACGATCTCCGTAACGTTGCGGAAACCACTTGGACAATAGTTTTAATGCAACATCACTTTTGGCTTTCTGGAGAGCTACCCAACCGGGGTCTATGCGTGGATTATCCCCTCCTATCATCTCAGGAGTTTCGCTCATGATTTCCATAATAGAATCCGCAATCATATCTGATCCAACCTCGCGCGCACGCACGAAGCGTTCATTAAATTCTTTATCTTTATTTAACCAATTGTAAATAGTAGTAAAAGCAGGTTTACCTTTTTGCCTGCAATAAGAACGCAAAGTATTACCAGAGGAAATCCAAAACAAAACTTCTTCAATAATTAAAGGATTAGGTTTCTCTGTAGGTCGTCCTAGTTTTGAAGATTGTTTTGTAACGGTCTGGAGTTTGCCCCCTAATTTGGTATTTACAGATTTTGGCAATTGTACCTCTGGGTAAATTAAAAATAGTACTAAGAGTACCGTAACCTAATCCCTCCTCGTTTAAATCCCTGATAGCATCAATAGTTTGATCAGAAATTTTGCAGTTGTGATGGCTAGTGCCGATACGGTAACCTTCAGAATTAACAGCAATGTATTCTCTGGTTAACTGAGTAATTGCTGTCATTTAGCAATAATAAATTAATTAAAATATAAGAAAAAATAAATAAATATGCAATATTTGTGTGAAATAAAAGGGTGTTTTCTGGTAAAGGGGTTTAAATGAACACAATTTTTTTATTAATTAGTTGACATCTGATGGAATATATGCAACACTAGTAATATCGGTTGTCCACCGATGCTTCACTTACTAATTTTAATTAACAACAAGCACATGACACAGTTCAATTTTCCAACAAGACTTGCAGACCACTTAGAGCAAGAGATCTACACCAAGCTTATTGCAGAAGTGCAATCTAATGTAGATAGACTTAATGCAATGTGGGCTAAACGTGAACAGGAAGGCAAGACTTTCCATACTAAGCAGACTTGGCATGGCGAAGAGAAAGTTTATTTTTACAAGTTTTCAGAGTTCATCACAATTACTTTTCATCAGAAAAAAGAATACGGCAAAATGCGTAACGACTATTACAGACCACTAAGTTGCGTACTCAATACTGAAGCTTGCAAAGACAATGCTCATGCTCAGAGAATACATACAGTTGCTTTATGTACTGAGAGAGTCAACAACCATTTAGCAGTTACTGATACTGTTTATGACATCAGTTTAAAACTAGGCAAAAGAAATCTTATTGAAGGCAATGTTACTGGCCACACAGCAAGCAACGAAGATTTCCAGATACACCTTCAGATGATGTGGAACTACCGCTACGGTGAGAACTCAGCTAACGGTTACCTTACACAGTACGTCCAGTACAGAAGCGACAGGCGAGGTGCTAGGCAAGAAGGCAAGTCAGTTCAGCAAGCTATCAAGGATGCTGAGAAACAGGCTAGACGAGATGAGAAACTTGCTATCCAGAATGAAAAGCAAATGGCTAAGTGGGAGAAATTCCAGAAGCTACCAGTTGTAATGGAAAAATGGGTAGACAAAGAAATCAAAACACTAGCTTCATATATAAGCGATCAAGGTTTAGCTGAGAGCCAAAGAAAAGCAGACAGACTTGGTTACAAGTTTGATGCTGAATGGCAAATCAAATGTATTACCAAAGACATTGACACACACAATGCATTAAGAAATGACCTCAGACATTGGCAGAATGACGAGACAGGACTTAAGGCATTATTCGATAGAGGTATCGACACTAGAAACAAACTTAAGGAGATGTACGGAGTTTAATTACTCCTACATCCTTTTTTTATTTACAGGAGATTTTAAAAATGCAAATTGTAAAAAAATTCACTTCAAAATTAGACGGTTCTACGTTTGATTATTTTATAGAAGATAATATTTTATCTTTTAGGTATGACGGAACTGATTGGCAAGACTTCGTACCAAACGATAGGAGAGCCTACAGCGAAGCAGAACATCAGGAGATGATGGATTTATTGGAGGGTAAATTATGACCATACAGAATCCACAGCAGGCATACTACCAAGCATTAGTATTAGCTTTAACTACAAAAGATAAAGCACTACAAAAAGAATGCGAAAGCATGGCTGCTTCATTTGCTACACAAATTACTGAAGACCAAGCAAAAGAGTGTAGAGACAAAATCGAATCTATCCTTGGAGGTACAAAGTAATGCCAAAACTAACTAAAGAAACAAGATTTTATTATCTTGATTACCTGCAAAAAAAATTAAACAAAGCAGTAGCAGGTCAAGACCAAAAGGTACACGAAGTATTTTCTCTATCAGCTTTAGACAATATGTTGTACATGATTTTGGAATTAAAAAAAGAAGATCCGATAGTTCGGAAAAGATTAGAGGGTTAACAACCCTCTTTTTTTTATTGCATTAACGTTGCATTTATGACAATATAGAACTATGGAACAAACTAAAACTCCTTACGAATTATGCATAGCTGAATTTGGCGGTGTCCGTGAATTGGCACGTCAGGTTGGAAGGGATGCAGGTTCTGTAAGCAAATGGAAAAAACACGGAACAATTCCTACTGGAATACAAAAAAAAGTATTAGAAAAAGCATGGGAATTAAATTTAAATATTACACCATACGAAATTATTTTCGGTAGAGAATGAATCAAAAAAAATTAGAAAAATTACAAAAATTGTATGCATTAGCAGCAAATAATCCAAATGAAAATGAAGCTATTGTAGCTGCACATAAATTTATAAATGCAATTAAAAAAGATGGATTGCACGTTACGTTGTCAGAACGTCCTCAACCAACGCAACAACAGATCGATCAGGCATTACAAGCAAACTATCAGAAAGGCTTCACAGAGGGCAGCCAACACGCCTTTGACCAAGGTTATCAGGCAGGGTATGCAAAAGGAATTGAAAGTACTGGTTTAGAAAATCAAAATCAAACAACAAGAGAATTTATATATCCACACACAACAGCTAGTTTGTATATAAATAATAGTTCTAGCTCTTCTACTATACGAGTAGGATCATGAACTGTTACTGGTGCGATAGCGATTTAATTATTGGTGGTGACATCGATATAGAAGATGGCATGAATGGTTATCCTGAGTTTTCAGTAATGACTAATTTATCTTGCCCAAAATGTGAATCTCAGGTGGAAATTTTGAAGAAACGAGATCCCTTCGATTAATCAATTATTTGACAAGTGTTGGAATATATGCAATAATGGTTTACGAAGGGTAAAACCTTCAAATGTCAAATTACTAATTTCTATTAACAATTATGGCTGAATTAGGATGTGACTCTTTGTACTTTGGAAACAAAGTTCAAGAGAACAAACAGTTCAACGCTCCTTACGTTTTAAGGACAGATGGTAACAAGGAGCTAATACAAGCTCAACTGTTACCAAAGGTTGGTCAAGAAGTTTGCGTTTCTTGGTTAGCCAACCACAACACAGGTCGAAACTCAAATCCACCGCAGACACAAATGTCTATACAAGGTGAACTTGAAGGATTAGTGAACGTTCAAGGTGAGGGAACTTATAGAGTTCTTATCAATAACCAAACCTATACCTATTTCTTCGATACGAATGTTTGGCAAATTAGTCAGAAAGACAAAGATGCCAGATTAATTATTCTCATCGATACGACCTCTAGTACAGATTACAACTATCAAGAAAAAGTTGACCCAATTGGGTATGCTTTAGATCTTGAAAGTCGTGGTCTAATCTAGTTATAACTTTGCCCCCTTCGGGGGGCATCTATTTTGATCCCTTACAAATTTTTTATTTACAAAATCAAATGAAATTTAATTCAGACGCTGAGAGAGATCAGCACAAGAGAGCCAGATTTAAGGCTCTTAGACTTCCAAGAGTTAAAGCTTTAGTTAAAAGACATAGGCAGCTACAAAATTTAGCTAATCAAAGTAATTACAAATTTACTAAAGATGAAGCTATGCAAGCTGTCAAACTATATGAACTAATGCTTGAAGAAGCAAAAGAAGTATGGCTTGAAGTTGATTCCTATAACTTGGAAAAACTATTTGAACCAGATACTACGGAGCTTGATTAATGAGAAGAATTATTATTGAACTTTATGCCAACAGCGAGTACTCACTTGATGACAGGCTTAAAGAAATTAAATGGGCCATAACTAATACTGTTTGGCCTTCATGTTGCTTTGCTGATGGCAGCCGTAAACGTTTAGAGTCTGGCTGCATTGAAGAAGAAAAAGAATATCTTCTTACAGACTATGAATACGACAAAGAAGATCCTACATGGAGATTTGGAGGTAATGAATCAATAGTCGGTAAATGGAAAATGCAAATTGTTCCAGACCAAGAATACGAAAAATTTCAACAAACACCAGAACTATGATCACAAAATCTTACCCAATTACAGACAAGCAATCATGGCTAGAGAACAGATTGCTTGATGTCACCTCTACCGAGGTATCAGCATTGTTTAATCTCAACCCATACCAGACTGAGTTTGAACTGTACCACCAGAAAAAAGATAAGTTGGTAGTCAACATTGATGACAACGAACGCATGGCATGGGGTCGCAGACTTGAGGATTCTATCGCTTTAGAATTTGCAGACCGCAACAAGTTTAAGGTTGAGCAATTTGATGTTTATATGCGTAATCCAGATACACGCATGGGATCATCCTTTGATTACAAAATTGTAAGTGAAGAAGAACCTATGATTCTTGAGATAAAAAATGTGGATGCATTGGCATATCGCAAGAACTGGATAGAGCATGACGAGTACAACATTGAGCCACCAGAACATATTGCTTTGCAATTACAACATCAGCTAGAAATTACTGGTTACAACGTTGGCTACATAGTTGCACTTGTTGGTGGTAACACCATGAAGGTAGTCAAAAGTAAAAGAGATCCAGAAATTGGCAAACTTTTAAAAGAAAAAGTTAAAAATTTTTGGAAGAAAATACAATCTGGTACAGAACCAAACCCTGACTACACTAAAGACGCACAGTACATAATGAAAAATTTATGTAACCAAGCAGACGCAAGTTTAATTCTTAATGCTGATGAAGATATGGATAAGTTGATTGATGAATACAACATAGTCAACAAAGAATATGCTTCACTAAGCAAAACAAGAGATGCAATCAAAGCACAAATTTTAGATTTGAGTCAAAATGCATCAAAGATTATTTCCGTAAATGGAACAATCAGTTGCGGTATGTCTAAACCAAGTAAAGGCAAACTGATAACTCAAGACATGGTTGGCACATACCAGAATCCACGCAAGGGATACAGAATGTTCCGTTTCAATTCACCTAAAGGACTTAGCTAATGACACAATCCATCTCACCACTTGTAGCCATGCAGGGAACACTAGAAAAAATGGCAGATAAATTTACTGAAGCTTTGCCAAGGCAAATGGATGTAAATAAATTTATTAGCGTTGCAAAGTTAACGCTAAATAAAAACCCAAAGTTGCTACAAGCAGACAAAACAAGCTTGATGCAAACCTTTATGAAGGCAGCACAAGATGGTTTGTATCTGGATGGCAAAGAAGCAGCAGCAGTTCAGTATGGGCAACAGGTTAATTACATTCCTATGGTCGAAGGAATTATTAAGGTCTTACACAATAGCGGATTAATAAAAACAATTTCTGCTGAAGTGGTTTATTCAAATGATTTGTTTGATTACGAATTAGGAACAGCACCAAAAATTACACATAAACCATTAATTACTGGTGATCGTGGCAAACCTATATGCGTGTATGCAGTTGCTGTAACAACAAATGGAGGTGAATACTACGAAGTTATGAACATGGCAGATATAGAAAAGTGCCGTGCCGTATCAAAAGCCAGTTCAAGTCCTCACAGTCCTTGGGTAAAATGGTTTGACCAGATGGCAAAGAAAACTGTTATTCATCGTATTGCAAAACGATTACCAAAGAACGATGCTATTAGTTCTGTTGTAGCAATAGATGATGATAACTTTGTAGACGTTACACCAAATGCGACTCAATCAACAGAACCAAAAGATTCTTTATCAAGGTTAAGAGAATCAATTGGCATGGATGATGCAGGTGCAGAACAGGCCAAAGAAGAAGTTTTAAACAACTACCGCAAGGAGGAGTAATGCATTATTACTCCTACAACATAAGTGATTACATGAGTCATACTTTGCATCTATGGGAGATGGAAGATCTGGCATATCGTAGGTGTTTGGATAATTATTATCTGCACGAGCGACCATTGCCAGAAGATCCAGAACAAGTGGCAAAGCTTATTAGAATGCGTGAACATTTGCCTGATGTGAAACAAGTGTTAAAAGAATTTTTTGTTTTAGAAAAAGGTAAAGGTTGGATTAATCCACGAGCAGATGAAGAAATACAAAAATATAAACAAAAAATATTAGCATCATCTAGAGGTGGCAAAGCATCTGCTTTAGCACGGTTGAAGGGTACTTCAAGTATACCGCAACCAACCAATAAACAAGAACCAATAAACAATAAACATAAACCAATAAACAATAAACAAGAAATATATAATATAAAAATAAAACGTCCTCGTAATGTAAGTAAGAAAACATGGGATGATTTTTTAATACACAGAAGGAATAAAAAAGCACCATTAACAGAAACTGCTTTAAAAGGTATAAAGAATGAAGTTAAAAAAACTACGATTAGTTTGGAGGATGCTTTGATTATGTGCCAAGCAAGAGGATGGCAAAGTTTTAAAAGTGATTGGATAACAAAAGAACAGAAATCTTTTGCTACTACCAACTACGGTGATGGGGTACAAGAAATATGATCTTAAATAAATTAATAAAAGATAGACCAACGGAAGAACGTAATTGTTCTGAGCATGGTGCATATACTTCAACAAACTTTATGGGTGAGCATTGGAGCGAATGCCCATACTGCATGGGTATAAGGCGAGACAAGGAAGCAAAAGAACAAATAGAACGTGATAAACAAGCAGAGATAGAACGTGAACAACGTAGGTGGATTGCAAAAATAGGTAGTGCAGCAATACCAGAAAGATTTAAAGATAGAACATTGGAAAGTTATAAGGCAAAAACTACTGGTCAAAAAAAGGCATTAGCTTTTGCGAAAGAATACGCAGAAAATTTTGATAAAGTATTACAAACAGGACGTTGTGCAATCTTTGTTGGCAAGCCCGGAACAGGGAAGACTCACTTGGCAATAGGCATTGCGTTAGCAGTCATGCAACAAAAACGGTCTCCATTATTTGCTACCGTACAACGTCTTATTCGTAGAGTAAAAGATAGCTGGCATACAAAAGACGAAACCGAAAGCCAAGTAGTTGAAGTTTATGCATCACCAGATTTATTAATACTGGATGAGGTAGGAGTGCAGTTTGGGTCAGAGTTTGAAAAACAAGTATTGTTTGATGTGCTAAATACACGCTATGAAAATAGAAAACCATCAATTTTATTATCAAATATTCCACGAGAACAATTAGCAGATTATCTTGGTGAACGTGTAACCGATAGGTTGCGTGAAGACGGAGGTAAAATGATTGGTTTTGATTGGGATTCTTACAGAAAAAATTTATGACTATACCAAATTTATATACAGTTAGACCAATAATTTCTAGTGAATGCAAAGAATGGTTTTTAAAAAAACATTATTTAAAACGATTGCCACCTATGTCTTATTGTTACGGTCTTTATAATAAAAATTTAAATTTGATTGGTGTAGCAAGCTATGGTAGACCTGCTGCACATGGTGTTGTTAAAGGTGCATTTGGTGGCAAATTAATGGATAATTTTTTAGAATTAAATCGTTTAGTAATTAATGATGGACTACCAAAAAATATTTTATCTTTCTTTTTGTCAAAAACTTTAAATTTTTTACCAAAACCACAAGCAATAGTATCTTATGCGGATACATCTCAAGGTCATCATGGTTATATTTATCAAGCAACTAACTGGATTTATACAGGTTTATCAGCAAAAAGAAAAGATTATAAATTAAAAGGAGTGCATAATTTACATAGCCAAAGTTTGTTAGACAGAGAAGGTAGGCACATGACTAAAAATAAAATTGCTGAAATGAAATTGAAATATGGTGATGATTTATATACTGAGCATAGACCTAGAAAACATAGATATTTTTATTTTGTAGGAAACAAAAAACAAAAAATTTATATGCTAAATAATTTAGTTTATAAAGTTTATAAATATCCTAAAGGTAACAACAAAAAATATGATGCTTCATATAAACCATCTATACAAGGAATTTTATTTTAATGACTACACACGAAAAAATTGCAGCAGCTAAATCACGCATTTGTGAATTAAAGTTATTAATTAAATTATGGAGTAAAACAAATGGATGAATCTACTATTTTAAAAATTGCA